CTGCTTTCATACCAACTATCACCCATATTCCAAGCTGGTGCATATCTTCCAACAGTATATGCTACACTTGCATTTCTTGGTAATTGTATTCCTATACTAGTTCTTACATTAGCTAGTTGTTCTTGTTTAGCTTTGGCTCTCATATTATATTCTATATTACGTGCTTCTGTTGTATCTGCACATAATACTACTTGATAATGGTTTTTACCTTCTGCTCCTCCCCAACCAGATAACATTACATCTCTAGCTATAACACAAGGTACTCTTTTTGTATCTAAATCTTTATTATATGCTTTTTTGTATTCATCATACATATCATCTAAATTTAATGTTGCTTCTGTTACTTTTTTAGTTGATTTAATGTAACCTAAATCTTTTAAATCTTTATATAATTGAGTTTGTTTATTAGGTGATTTTTCATAACTGGTATGTGTTATTGTTCCAGTATCTTTATAATTTCTTATCTTATTTCTTTTAGCATTTATAGGTTCTTTATAGCTGTCTTGATTAAATTTTTTAGCATCTTTATCATTATATATACCAAAATTAGCATTATTATGCATATATTCTTTTTCAATACTTGTTCTAGGTGCTACTTTTTCATTATCTTCTTTATGACTTCTTGCTTCTTCTTCTTTCTCAGCTGGTCGGTCATATCTTTTATACCAACTATCACTCATATTCCAAGCACGTGCATTTCTTCCTACACTATAAGAAACACTACCATTTCTAGGTATTTTAATTCCAAAATCAACTCTTATATTCGCTAATCCATCACTTTTTGCTTTAATTTTCATATTAGAAGCAATATTATTGGCTTCTATATCATCAGCACATAAAACCATTTGATAATGTGTTGTATTTTTTGCTCTACCCCAACCTGATAACATTTTATCTCTTGCTATTACACAAGGTACGGTTTTAATATCTAAATCTTTATGATATGCTTCTTTATATTCGTCATACATATCATCTAAATTTGTTGTTGCTTCTGTCTTTAATTGTTTACTTTCTATATTTTTATTCATTGCTTTATTATATATTCTTGTAGCTCGTCTTTTATCATTTGTAATATCCTTTTTTATTCCATCAACATTTAAATTTGGATTTTTTTCTGGATTTTTATAATGATTATCTAAAACTTGTTGATTTGCTTTAATATGTTTTTTCAAGTCCCTATATTCCCTACTTGTTTTATTCATATCATATTCATCAGCAAAACCTGTTTTTTCAAAATTCATCATATCATCTGTACCTGCAAAATCCAACTTACCTACATTTTCCCTATTCTGTGCTTGCTGTCTACTTCTTACTCTATATCTTTTAGGTTCAGCGTTATGTGCATATTCAAGATTGTATTTATATGTTACTTCATCAGGACTAGTATAATTCGGACTACCCCTTTCAAATGATGGTCGTCTATCCCTAGGTGCCACTTTATTATTTATTTCTGGCTCTCTTCTTGCTTCTTGTTTTTTATTCTCTAATAATAATTCACCATTATCTAGTGCCTTTCTAATGCCTTTATAACTCTTTATAAACCAATCAGCATCCGCTTTAAAATTACTTGTTTCTGTTAAAGTTATTTCAGTATCCCAAACTTCACCATCTTCATAATATGGTTGTGTTAGCCAATCTAAATCAGTTTTCATATATTCGTGAGTTGATGCTATTTTAGCAGCTAATACAAATGTAGGGTCATCCTTTGCGTGTATATAATCCTCATCATTTGGGTCATATCCAGCTGTCCAACCTACAAATATAGCTAAATCTCTATCTAATTCATACCAACCACAAGTATATTCTGATGTGGTTAATACTTTTACTTCATCTTTTAGGAACTCAGCTATTTTATTAATATCTAACTTTGCATTTGTACTTTCGGTTAATATGCCTAAAATGGCTTTCTTAGTTGCTTCAATTAAATCCATTACTCTTCCTCTCCTTCACTACCAATGTATTCATCAATTAACTCTTTAGTCTCTGATGTTAAATTTATAGTATCTTTAAATTCATCCCAATTATCAGCTAAATGGTCTACTATTTCATCCACATAACCTTCTAATTCATCTTGAATATAATTTGTTGTTTCAAGATTACCATATGCATTTATTTTAACATACTCATCTGTAAAAGTATAATCACCATAACAAACAGCTCTTACAGCTTCCATAACATCTTCTCCATAGAATGTATCAAAAAAGTCTTCATCATTTTCCCACCATTGTATATCATCAAAATTGCCATCATAGGAATTTATATCTGATATAATTGACATTAAATCTTCTTTTTCAATCATATTAGCTTTAATTTGTTCTAATATCTCATCCTTATTCATTATAATACCCCTCCCAATAAAAATATCTCTGATAATATTTTACTATCAGAGATATAATAATTTTAATCCATTAATTCATTATATGCAATTTCAATTTCCCAAATACCCTTTGGTGAATATACTAATTTACCAATATATCCCCCAGCATTATCATTCTCATTAAAATTGTATACTTTAAATATTTTATTAGGTATTACATTACTCACTACCAAATTATTATCTTCCATATACTGCATAAAAGCTTTATTATTCTCATTTAAATCTGAACCAGTAAAATTATTATTACTTACAAACATCTGTAACTTTTTTAAACACTCTTCTGCAAATTTACTCAAATCTTCCGACTCCCCCAATTTTTTTGCTTCTATCTTACAAACTGGAAATTTTACAGTTTTATATTTACCTTGTTTACTAAAATTACTACCTGTTGCTGTTGTTTCAATTAACTTACACTCAAAAGCAAATGCTAATCTATTACTACCATTTTTAAATTTCGAGCCAAACATATTTGTTATTTTGTCATCAAATGTCATATTTTTATCCTGATTTTTAAATGTATAATCTTCTGAGCCATCCGCATTAATAAATCCAAAATAATTACTATCTTTCCAAATAATACTCTCTTGATTTAGCTTATTTGCTATATCAAGTGCTGTGTTTTTTGGTATATTATATATTATATAGCTATCCTCAATACCCTGTTCTCCATTTTCATAAGTATAAGTACCCTCCAATTGATTATATCCAACATTTTTAAACTGTTTTTGTGCTTTACTTATTTCTGACTTTAATTCATTACTTCTATTTTGCTTAGTATCTTTATCTTGACTTCCTATAATTGCAAATGTATCTTTATCTTTGGTATGTTGATATAGTCTTGATAAATTTTGGGTTTCCTCTTTTTTATCCATTTTATTATATAAATAATAATTAGCTCCAATTTTTTGTAAATCTACTATTTTATTCCCTGTATTTTCTGTGGTATCATAAATTTTACCACCTATAATTAAATCATATACAACTTTATCATCATTTTTCATTGAAAATCTTTTTAAACTGGTATTTCTACTAACTATTTTTATATCCATTGGTACATCTAGTTTATATTTAACATTACCGGTATTTATTTTTTCCCATTTATTATTTATTGCATCAATGTCAGATTTTGTAATTCCTTCTTGAACTTTAGTTGAATTACTTAACTTAACACTATATTTATTTGTTTGTGGGTCATATTTTATATCATCTATTTCCGGTCTATTTAATAACATTGTTTTAAATTCTGCTGTAGCTTCTTTCGTTATACCTAATTCATCTAACTTAAATTCATAATAACCATCTTCTTTTTCTTCTTTAGCCTTTTTTAAAAAATCATCAAATGCATTTTCTGCTGTATAGAATTTAGACATTGCTTCTGTTTTTATATCATTAACTATTAGTGCTTTTAATCTATTAATTAAGTCTTTAACTGATTTAGCATCATCTGTATTATCTTCTACGTTTGCTTCCTCTAAATCATCAATTATAATCTGTATTTGAGATTTATCTCCCGTTTCTAGCATACCTAATAAATCATTATAGACTTCTTCTTCATTACCTTGTATTTCATCAAACCAAGTTCCCATATCACTACCATACCAGTCCATAATATCTTTAGCTAATTGTTCTATATCATTAGTATGTAGATTTTCTGTTTTTATGTCATAACCTAATAAATCAGACATTTCTTGTGTCCACTCAGATATACCACCATCATTTAATATTTCTTTAACATATTCGTCAATACTAATCATTGGTGAAGTTCCATCACCAACTTCATCATATAATAACTGCATAGCATTTACAAATTCTTCTAATGTTCCTATATATGTATTTATATATGCTTTTTGTTCTGCTGTTAGGAATTCATTAAATGTTTCTATGTTTAAATCTTGATATAATACTGGTTCACTAGAAAAATCATTTGATGGAAATCTCTCTGTAATTTCTTTTTCTTCTCCCAATAAATTATTTAATTTATCATTTAATTCATCCTGCTTTGCTTGTATTTCATCAACTGTATCAATACTTGCTTGTATATCTTGTTTAACCTTATCTGGATTATCTAAAACATCTTGTTTTAATTTATCTTTTTCAAGGTCTTCTACTACTCGAGTTAATGTATATCCATTTTGAGTTAATGACTTACACTCTCTTGTTAATGTCAATTTAGCAAATGGAAAAGAGTCTTCTAATTTTTCATTATGATAATGTTCTATTATACCATCATCTGTCATAGAAAACATATGCATATCTGTATCTTTTCCTAAACAGAACTTACCTTCATTAACTATAATTTTATCATAATCATTAACTGTTTTATTTTCTGTTATTACTTCCACATTAATATCCCCCTTATTTAAATTGAGATTGTCTGTAGAGACATTTTTATTTAAAGATAATATAAATTCAACAACCTCTTTGATTAATTCTTTAGATGTTATTTTTGTATCAGCATCCACTAAAGATATACCAAATTTAAAGTATAAATGTTGGTCTAACTTTAACATAACTTTACCATATACTCTACCTAAAGCCACATTTTTAAAATACATTTTTAATAAATCTTCATCTTTTAATAAATTTATTATTTGTGGTAATGTTTCAGAATGTATTGTATCAACAGGTACAACTGCTTCTAAAATATAATCATATTCAACATTTTTATTTTTATATGCATCATAAGGTTGTTCCACTTATATTACCTCCAATTAATAATCTAATCCTATTACATTACTAAATTGATATGTTATTTCTTCATAAGCACGCCATACAATCCAGTTTTTAGCTGTATCACAATTTAATAATATTTCTGTAGAATTGACTGTTCCTTTTATCATATCTAAAAATTCATCAGGTCCATAATTATCTATTAAATCATATAATTCATCTTCATATTGATTATAAAATGCAACTGTATCGCTATAATAAGTTAAACTAGACACCATACCTGTGACTAATCCGTGGTTCATAATGTCTTCACATCTAGCTTTAATCTTATCTATTTCTGTGTCACCATTATAACTCTCACTGTCATCTATTATGCTATCTACTACAGCTTCGTGTAACTTATCAATATTTTTAAAATCATTTATTGCTTCTTGTAGTTCATCAATATCATCATTTTGGATTTCTTCAAATTCTTCTTCAGTATCCTCATCAGCTTCTGTTAACTCAACATATTTATTTTCATCCACTTGGTATCCCTGTTCTTTAGCTGACATAATTTCACCACCAACCTCTTGTTGAACTTTTAAAGCATCTTGATATGTATCAAACATATATGGGTCACCACCATTAGCACTATTTTTCCATACAAATCTACCATTACCAGCTTTAAATAAATACTCCAATTTTCCGTGGTCCATCATAATATTGTATATATGCCTTACCTTCAAATGGCTCCATTTCTTTTGGTCCCCAATAATCATATCCTATATCTGACTCTTCTTTTTTGCTTTCAGTTAAATTTAATTTACCTTTAACAAATTCCACTCTATCATCAGGTATTAAATCTTGAGCCACTAAATCTGTTACTTTACTTTTTACTAATTTTATATATTTTTGTAATGTATTAATTATTTTATCCGCATTACCAGTAGTTTTTCTAAATGGCAATGATACACTTCCATATGCCATATATTTATTATCTGGTTTTGTTAATATTGATTTATCAAATGCATCCAATATTAATGTATCTGGTAATTCTGCATCATCTTTTATTTCTATACCATCCTCGTATCTATCTATATTTTGTAATACTTGAAACGATATATTAAATAAATCATTTTGTGCTATTCGATTTGGAAATTCTGATTGATTACCTGCTAGATAAAATGTTATAAAAAACGAATCTCTACCCAAACTACCTATACTAAACGCTACAGCACTGTTGGGAAATTCTACTTTATACATTTCAGTTACTTTATTTTTAAATTCTGAATATGTCATTATTCTTCACCTCTTATATATTATATAATAATTTTTAAAATTTGTAAATATTATAAACTTAAATCTGCACTTTTTAATTCATAATATCTATCTTTTAAATCCGGCAATATATTCATATTACGTAACTCTTTAAATACTAAATTGCCTACAGAAGCTTCGCCTTCTTCTGCTAAACCTAATTTACGCATCATATATAATTCATTTATATAATCTAAAATACCTTGTTCATCTGTACTTGCTATTAAATCAGTAGCTCTCTCTAACCATTGATTTAATGTATCTGTTATATCAGGTATTTCATAGGTTATTGGTTCTGGAAATACTACCCACTCATTTTTTAATATACTAAATCTACCATTAGTTGCATTACCGTCCATAACATCTTCTATATATAATTCTACAGGTATACCCTCAATACTTAAATCATAATTATCATTAAATGAGCCTTTTTTAGAATTATAAAATAATCTTAATATTTCTTTATCCACATAATTAACCTCGCTATTTACAATTACGTGTAAATCAATATCACTATTATCATTATAGTTATAACTAGCATTTGACCCGACAATTTCTACATCAACTATATTTAATGGTATGTCTATGAAACGTATAAACTCCTCATATATATCTACCAATTTATCATATACTTCAGGTTTCAACATATCATTTTCCCATAATTTAGGATTTAATTCATCGTGTACTTCTATAGCCTCTTGTAATTTTGACATATTATTATTCCTCCTCATTTTGATTTTGTTTTTTTCTATTTGATTTTTTAACAATCTCCGGTTTATTATATCTGAATGCTTTTATAACCCCACTAGAACTATATGATGCTATTGTAGCAAAATCTTCCTCAGATAAACTATTTTCTTCAAAATCTCTAATCTTTTTAGCTAATATAACAATATTCGCAACTGTAATACTATTATTTGATAAATTAATAACTCTAACCATTGTCATTTTTCTTACCTCCTAAATCATTTCTTTTAATTAATAACTCATTAACACTCTTCATCTCAAGTACATCCTTTTCAGTATTTTCTAAACCATATAAAAATGTCAATGTAGGTGAAATAGCAACTCTATCTTGCCAATTTGCTCTCCATAAATAAGCATCATCTGTATAAAATGTTAAATCCTGTCTAAAATATTGACCTCTATTTACTTGATTGGCTATATCACTATTATCTTCTATTCCACTGTTAAAATATATATTAAATTTATGTGCCATATTTAAACCGTGTCCTACATATACCATCAATGATGGTCTTAGATGATAATACCATAATATTTCTCTGATTATTGCATCATTTGTTACTCTATCTTCTGTCCAAACACTCAAACGATAATTGATTGTGATTGGAATTACTTGAGCTCTTATTTCTGTTGGTAAATTATCTGGTCCTCTTCTAACATATACCTCCTCACCCATAAATGTTTGGAATCCTTGTCTATCTAAATTTAATTGCCAGTCTAATCTTTCCAAACTTATAAATGGCATTATAACTTGGTCATCATTCATTTGACCTAATATACTAAACATTTGGTCAGCTGGACCTATTTGTACTGTTTTATTAACTTCACTAC